GCAAGATTTCCAGTGTCCGGCAAAGCCGAAGCTACGTTAGAGCTAAATGGATCCGGACCACTTCCACCACCGCCAGCCAAACCTGCGAATGCCCTGGCAATGCCGATGGCGATGTAGGTGGCAATCATTTGCTGCGCTGTCTGAAGCAAAATGTTGCCGACATTCTTTAAGAAGTCGCTAAATACTTCCTCGGCACTCTTCGTTCCAGCGACTAGTTCCGCAACGCCTGTAGTCATTGCAGTTGCAAAAGCATCGCCAATGCCAAGGACAACGTTTTGTAATGACTGAGCCTGAAGTTCAGCAAGCTCCATCTCCTTGGTCAGTAAGGCGATTTCGGTGGCACGTTCTGCTGTAGCACCCTGTTGTAATTGTTGCTCAAACGCCTGGCCTGCTTGGCCGATGAAGCCTGCACGAAGACCCGCACCAGCTGTTTCTGTGCGCTTTTGAATATCGCGCACTTCTTGGATAGCTTTTTCGCTGGCTAGTTGCTCTTGTAGTAAAATAAGCTTTTCTTTAATTCTCTCTAAATCACTATCCTCTATACCTGAAATGTTTTGTTTTATAGCTTCCAATTCCTGCTCAATCTTGACTTGCTCTTCCGTTCCATCTAAACGTGCTTTGCTAAGTTTAATCTCGTTCTCGATACTGCGTAAATTCTTGTCTACAGCATCTGCTATGGCGTCTTTGCGGTCTAACTCAGACTGCTCTAAGCTATTTAATTTTTGTGCAGTAGTTTCTCGGGCAATAGCAATTTTCAGTAACTCGTCTTCAGTAGATAGGTCTTCGTTTTTAATTTTTGCGATGTTTGCAGCTAGTACGGTTAGTTCTTTTTGTATTTGTAGCGTATAGGCAAGCTCTACATTGCCGTCTCTGCGGGCTTCTGCAATAGCTACGTTTTGACCGGTAAGATCCTCTGAAAGTTGTAACTCGATACTTAATGCCCGTGTAGCACGCGCCGCTCGATCTGCTTCATCTTGGATACGCTTTGCCTCTCTAGCAGCTCGCTCTGCTTCGCGGGCTGCTTTATCTGCGGCTCTTTGTTCAGCAGTACGCCGTTCAGCAGCTAATTTTAAGAGACCAAGCTTTAATTTTAAATCAACTATTTCTGTGTCTAAGCCTTGGTTTATGGCTTGCTGTAATTCAACCTCGTTTTCACGTTGTATAATAATTTCTTTCAATGTAAACACATTGTCGTCTAAAATATCTCCACTGGTCCCCGCAAGCTGTATCTGCGCTCGTAAAACATTTGCTTGCGTATTTTGCAGCGCTGTTTGTTCTGCAGTAACAAGTTTTGTTACGCCATCAATGTCCAAACCTTCTCTTTTAAGGCGGTTTAGCTCACGCTGACGCTCAATAATCTGTTCTGTTAAATTTTCAAACAGAACAATGTCAGTACCGCTACCACCAGGACCAGTACGTGTCTCGGTACGTCTACGTTCCAGTAGCCGTCGAATCTCTGGGTCAGTGCTCCTCTCAGCTTGACCTGCCAAATTAAATCTTTCAATTTCGTCAATAGCACCTTTTAAGAAACCTGCTCTATTTACTAGTTCTGCAATAGCCGCTCCCATAACGGTCATTGCGCGGGTAAACTCGTTTGCAAGATCTTGGGTGTCAGATCCAAACTCTTTTAGTGCGTTTACCCCTTCATTGCCGATGAGAGCAGCTAATTCTGATGTTGCAAATGCTGCAGCCTCTTGCTCACGTCCAGATGCAACTAAAGCATCGATGTACTGCTGAGTTTCTGTACCGGCAATACCTAAGCTTTCGCTAATTTTGGCAACGTCCGGGTTTACGCTATTTAGTTCTTGACCTAATAAGCTGAAACTATCGACAGCTGTACCGATTTGCGTACCAACCAAAGACAGAGCGAAACCGAACTGCCCACCTGCCAGACCGCCAAGGCCACCACCAACAAAACCACCTGCCGCTGCGCCCACGCCTTGGCCAAACAAGAGCGGAAACGCGCCACCAATCAAAGCTGAACCAAGTGCGTCTTTAGCTCGCTTTGAACCTGTGCGTATATCCGTTCCTCCGTTTCTGTTATCAGAAATCTGACGCACTAAACGCAACTCTTGCCTCAAATCGTCTAACAGCTCTTTTTGTAATTTTAATTCTTGTTCTGTAGTGTTTAAATCTTTTCTATTTAAACTTAAGTTTAGCTTTTCTAACGCAGTTTCTGCTGCTGTTACTTTAAAACCTTGTAGCTTAAAATTAGTTAAAGATTGTTCTAATCTAGTTCTTTCGCGTATATTCGCATTTAGTTGTCTATCACCTCTTAAAGGTGATGCTGCTCCTCTAACAAAACCTCCAGCGGGTAGTTCTTGGAGGCTTTGTTGTAACTCTTTTATGTAAGTAGCGTTTTCTCTTCTTAGTTGACGGGTGCGAGCTATTTGGTCGTTTAAAAGGGTCAGGTCATTTCCCTCTGCGTCAAGTTTTGCGCGGCTAAGTTCATTAAGTTGTTTTTCTATTCGTATGCCTTCTTGTTTTAAGCGGTTTATATCTTGTTGAATTTGAAGATTTTTAGTAAGGGTGTTTTGTACTGTCTTAGCTGCAGTTACCTCTTGTTGGACTGGCGAACCACCGGAAACTGCTTGGGCTGCAGGAGTACGAGCAGGTGGTAGCAAACCAAAAGGCTGCGGTCGTCCAGGACTTACAGAAACTCGTGCTTGTCTAATAGCGTTGCTTCGTTGCTCTATCTGCCTGTCTATATCTTGTAAAAACTCTGCTACTTGCTTAGTAAATGCATCTATTCTTGCAGCCTTTGCGGCAGCTCTTTCAAAAGCTCGCGCTTCAGCGCCTGTTCCGCCCGCCGCAGGAAGTGCCTTGCGTTCGCGCGAAGGCGCAAGTAAACCAGCTGTAGTTGAGCCCGTTAATGTACGAGAACTAACTGCTCGTGAAGATTGGGCCGCACGAATAGCGGCTTCCATACGCTGCTGGAACTCAACAGCAAGACGCACAGATTCACGTAGTTCATCATTAAATCTTTGACGTTGTGAAAGTAGTTTTTGTTCTTGGGAAACTTGGAATGCCGTTAGTTTAGTTACTCGTTGAGCTACAGAGAAACGCGAACTGTTTATTTCATCTATTGCCCGTGTTAATTTATCTACTTTATCTCGTAAAGCGTCTATCTTGCCACCGCCTTTTACGCCGATCTCTATTTCAGCTCTGTAAGCCACAGCCAGACCGACGTACCTGTTTCTCTACTTTAGCGGCGGCGACGTACCTTATCCATCTCCTTCTGCTGCTCATCGTTTATCACCTTAAAGTAGGCGCTCCAGCCAATCAGCTCTTCGGGGGTCATGGTGGCGCGAACTTCGGACAGACTCATGCCGAGTTCTTTGGCAACGCCGAACTGCAGCATGAGCCAGTTGTCTTTGCGAAGTTCTGCGCTCAGGATTTTGGGTCCATTTCTGCTGCTTCGTCGTCAGTCAAAACGCCGAGCATCAAAGATTGCAGATCTTTGTCCTTCACTTCGTTCTTCAGCACATCGATCTCGCCTGCATTAAACAGCTTTTGGCCGTTGGCGTCCTGGGCTTTGGCCAGAAGCAGCTGCAGTGCAAATGCGTTGGCGTCGTCAGACTTGGCGTTGCGCTGGGCACGCTCACGCTCAGCCATCGTCAGCGGCGTAACGTACATCTCGAAAATCGTTCCATCCGAGAGTTCGACTTCTTTTTTGACGGGCTCTAGGTTGGCTGCTTTGCGAAGGCGGTCGATCGCACGCAAGTTAGAAGCAGGCATTTGATTTACTGGTGTATGGCGTTACTGTAGCGGATAAGCCAATAAAAAACCCCGGCGGATAACCGGGGTTTGTGTCCCTTTTCGCGTTTATCCTATCAGGACTTGGCGAAGTCGAAGGTTGGGGTGGTGGTGGGACGGAAGTTGATTTCCACGGCCTGTGCGTCATCAGGGTTGATGGACAGGTTGGCGGAAGTCAGGTTTGCCTCGAATTCGATGGAACGGCTGAGGGTGTCGTTCAGGCTGCCGCTGCTGAACACCTGATCGGTGTAAAGCTTGAACTTGGCGCCGGTTTGGATGCGCTGCAGCACGTCCTCGATCATCCGGTTGCCCAGAGCGTCGTCGGTGTCGGTGAAATACACCGTTGCGCTGCCTGAACCATCCGCAAAACCTGCGATGAAGGTTTTGAAGGGCACGTACTGGCCTGGGGTAGAACCGATCGTGGTGACGTCGATTTCGTCACGGGTGATCTCGAAGCTCCACTCACGCACCTGAGCCACAGAAGCAAAGGTTGCGTACTCAACCTGGAACTTGTTTGGTGCGACTGCGGTGCCGTCGTCAGTGATCGTGATCGTCGAACCACCGGACGTGGCAGAAACTTGCATAACACCGGTTGATGCGGTGTAAGCAATAACGTAATAGGTGGTGCCAGCGGTGATGCCTGCGGGAAGGGTGCCGCTGCCGGTGCCGCCAGTCGTCGTATCGACAACGCTGAACTTAACAGGATCGCCTGTCTTGAAGTTCAGGTAGGTTGCGACGGTAAACTGATCGTTCGCAAAATCGACGTCAGCTTCGGCAAACTGACCCAAAGTGCCAGCTGGTTTGTAATACAGGGCACCTGAGGTGCCGGACAGAACGGTGGCGGCCATTGGCGTACCAGAGAACGGGTTTTCTGCGGGCACTGCCCGGCTTTTTACAGGATAGCTCTTTTTTACTAACTCAATACAGTGGCCCTATAGCCTGTCTCGACACGCCCCATGAAGTGGGGTGATGTTTCATCAGCCGAGAATGTCGGTCCTTCAATTTCACTGACGCGGAAAAATACGCCGCTGTTTGTCTTTGCCGTTTCGTTAAGAGTTTCTAAAACGCCGACTGCGGTGTTTAAAAGGGTCTGGTTGCGTGCTGGGCCTTGGCCTTTTTCGGTAAATACGCGGATAACCACCGCACCACGTGCAAAATCGACGCTGCCGGTCAGTGTTGGTTCGTTCGTAATACCGAACGTTACATTGACACGCACGTATTCTGTTGTAATGTTTTTTGGCGCAGCTGTAATGTTGTCAAAAAACACTGGCACTGCGGGGGACAGCGCGGTAAAAGCGTTTAAGAGGGGCTGCTCAATGGCAGCGCGGATGGCTTGGTAGTTCATCGCGGAAACTTTTCAAACGCTCTTTTCATTGCTACGCTAATAGTACGGTCAATAAAACCGCCGTCAAGGTAGTTGTCGTACCAGTCCAAAGGCGCTGTGCGTGAGTGCGGGCCTTCATCGTCGTTTGCGCCGCTTAAATTACCTCGAATGCTAGAGCGCCTATCACCGAATTTGACTTTTTCTGGGTCCACACTTTCCTGCAACGGTACTGGAAATCGTTCAGGCCGTGTAAAGGTGTCTGGTGTATAGTCAATGGCACTTCCTGCGTAACTTGCAATGTTGTAAATACTGTATTTAACTTCTGGTTTTCTATAAACCTCTGCGCCACTCAAAAGAGGGGCTTTGACTGGTTGAGGTAAACCTCGCCTCCTGTTAACAGGTGAGCGAGACCCGCCAGAAGTTTCAACGACCCAAGAGTTCGCAAATCTGCCTGTCCATAGCGGACCAGCCTTTTGTAGGTCAGAAACAACTTCTTCTGCCGCTCTGCGTAAGTCCTGTGTAAAAAACCCGTTAACCCAACGATCAAGCCTTTCAGGCAAACTCCGTAAACGTGCCATTACTGGGGCCTCGCTATGGCGGTGTGGAAGATGGCTTTGGTGCCACGTTCTGTAACAATGTTAAGGAGTTTTGCTTCGCGGGTTTCGCCTGCTTGCGTGTATTGGATCTTGTCAGCTTGGGTTGGGTAGTAATCGCCAAGCTCGTCCGCGCCAAACATCACCTTTAAATCGGTTGTTTGATACAAACCGTCATATTCTTTTGGGTTGACGTTCATGATCACAGCCTTAACTGTGACGCTGGTTTCGGCTTCAGTTATCGTCCCAGTCGTGGGGTCGTAAATGGTGGGTAGTGTGGTTTTGATGTAGGTGATGTCTTGGCCCCAGTCGGCCATCAATCGTGCCGGGATTGCGCCGAAAATGTCGTCGATTAGTGCCATATCAACCTCGCTCCAGCTTTACGGCGTAGTTGCCTGCACCTGCTTTGGTGTAGGGGCCGAGGTAGCTCGTTACCCAAGGGAATACGTCGAGGATGGTGTTGACCATGCCTGGGTTAAGAGAGTTTTCGTTGTACTTAACCTCAAGATCACCAAGTTTGACTTCTTGGTAAGTGCCGTCGGTGCCCTTGCTGCCCGTTAACGCAGTGGTGTTGTTGGCTAGAGCACGCGCCAGTTCGAAGGTGGCGACTTTGACTTCGTCGGGAATTAGCGTGCAGGCCAGCTCGACTCCGTCCACCTTGTAGTCTTTGCGCGGCCACTTGAGGGCTTGGGTGGTAGTGCAGCGCTTCCCGTAAAACTCAAAATCATCGATAAAACGAGTAGCGGAGATAAGTGAACGGTTCTTCTGATCGTCAGTTTTGTTGGCCCAGTTCGTGTCATCTGGTGTTGTCTCGAAATAAGCGTCTGCTTCGGCCAGCGTCACGTAGCTGTTGGCCGATGCTCCCTCAAGAGTGGCGTCGATTGTTGCGGCCACGGCTTAATACAACCTTTTCCTCAGTTTAGCTTTGGTGCGTCTACTTGGTTTGGGTAGCACTGTTGCGTGGTACACCGTCGCTCCAGACAACTCGATTTGTGCTTGGTAATCGGTCAGTTCGGTGGCAGGGATGTCGATAAATGTTTTTGTATTATTCTTAAGGATGAAAAGTCGCGCCATTTCCATGCCGGTTCGCAAGAGTGAGTACACCGCTAGCAGCGTAAAGAAGGTTTCAGAGCCTGTTGCAGAAAAGCCGCGCAAGTTTGCTGATGTGGTCAAGGAGATCCGCAAGCTACGCGAAAAAGGCAAGACTGTGCCGCAGATTGCCGAGGAACTCATGATGAGCTACACGGTAGTTAATCAAGTTGTGCTGCGCTCTTACAAAATGGTGGCGCGTACTGAAGAGGTGTTTGAGCGGCAAGAGCAGATGCGCCTTGCTAACGGCTGAGCATGAAAAAGCCCCCTTGCGGGGGCTCGTATCCCTTGGTCGACCAGAGCTTATCAGGAATAAGCGGTGGTGTCGAATGGGGTGTTGACCAGCAGACGCACGATCGGCACCATCTTGGTGGTGGCGAAGACCAGGTTCCAGCTGCTGGTGTTGGCCAGGTTGCCGGAAGTGGCAGCGTTGGTGGGGTTGTCGCCAGCGGCGGCCCACTTGGTGCCGGTGATGTGGAAACCGTAGTGGTAGTCCACAGCCAGCACGTCCTGCATGGACAGGATGTTGCGGTCGGCGGCCAAGCGCAGATCCTGTTGGATGCCCTCGGAAACAACGCCAGACTTGAACATGTACACGGGGTACTTCACCTTGTGGGTGGCGGTGCCACCGGTCAGGTAAGACAGCTGGTCGTCGATGACGACACGCAGTCCGGCGAAAGTCGCAACTTCGGGTTGCGTAACGCCGACGCCACCTGCGCCCCAGGTCACAGCACCGGATGCAGCCAGAGCAGAAGTGCTGAAGGTCAGCATTCCGATCTGCTGCAGGTAGTACGCAACAGCTGAGTGCATTGCGATCGTGTCGATCTCTTCGCCACGCTCGCCCAGCTTGTTCTTGGCTTCAAGAACGTTGCCAACAGAAATGTAGTTGGCTTCGGTGGGGTTCGTACCAGCGATGGAAGCATCGAACTGGTTGGGTCCGAGGACGCCAGCAGCGGTGATTCCACCGAACAGACCCAGCAGTTGGGCCTTCAGGGTGGCGGTCTTCAGCTTGTTGATCGCAGCGGTCAGCTGGTTGCGGACGTGAGCCAGAGGATCAGCGCCGGAACCCAGCTTGCTCAGGTCATCAGCGGCATAGCTGAAACCACGATGCAGCAGAGTCATGATCTGCTCGTCAGCGGAGGTGCCCTGAGGGGTCAGGTAGCCTGCGCCAGAGGTGCCCCAAGTAGCAGCAGAGGTGATCTGCTCCTCGGTTGGGTTGATGGGGTCATGGAACGGCACGCGGACGCGGGTGCCGCCTGCACGCGCATCCAGAGCAGCGTTGCGCTGAACAATACCGCTTTGGATCCACTTGGATTGCTCGAAAATACCCTCAGAGGTGTACTGAAGGAATTCCGGGCGCGTAACCAGATCCGACAGGAATGTTCCGCCGGAATAATTCTCAGAAATGGCAGCCATTTTGGCCTCCTAAAAACAGGTTTACGGGGCGTCCCACTGGGACTAGCGACCGGCCTCAGCTTTAAGAATCCGAGCCTTATCAGGATCCTTAGCAAGAAGAATCATCTGCTCGGTAATGTTAAAGCTGTCCTTCAACCACGGGTTGCTTTGGCCAGGTAGGGAGGTGGCGCGGGCACTGCCCGTAACACCCATTCCAGCAGTGTTACTAGCCGCAAAATGATGCTCGTAACCGCTACCGGGATTTTTTAGGTTGGCCACATATTCGGCCACGGGAGTCTCGACGCCGCCGACTACAGCCACAGGCTGTCCGTCTTTGTTACGAAGATTATCCTCTACTAAACGATACAGCTGATCAGGTGCAAGCGCACCAGCAGTTGACAACTGAGAAAGCATTGATGCTCGCAGTTGTTCTTTGCTGTAACCCTGCTTCATTTGATCAATTTCAGCTTCTTTTTCAGCGATTGATTGCTTCAAAGAAGAGATTGTGGTTTGGGCATCGTCCCAGAGCGTTTTGTACTCGCCTGATTCGGCAAGACGTGCCTCTTCGGCTTGCTTTTTGGCAGCCTCGATCTCGTTCAGCTGTTGCTGCAGCTTTTCGCGGTTCTCTTTGTCTTTGCGGCGCTCGCTGATTAGCTCTGAGTTCTTTGACTTCAGTGCTTCCAGCTGCGCTTGCAGGTCTTCAGCGTTAGCCACAGGCTTGGCAGCCTCGTTCTCCACAGGAGAAGTTACTTGCTGTTCTTCAGACACGGGAAAATTAGGTCAGACGGTACTATTCTACAGTTGTGTTGTCCACTACATCAGCCGGTGCTGGTGTAGGTGCTGGTTGCGTGATTTTTGCAGCCTCTTCTTCAACATTCGTTCCATCCGGCAGAATTTCGCCTCGGCGTAAGATTTCAAGCAGCATTTCGTCGCTGATCTTGCCGTTGCTGTTGAGGTCGCTCAGCACTGCCACGTCTTGGCCGATCAGGCGGTAGTAGTCGAAGTCACGATCCACGCGGATTTTGGGTGGTTCGATGCCGACGTACTTGGCGGCTAGGCCGTAAGCCTGATTTAGTGCGCTCTCTAGTTCTTGGCTGATGATCGACAGCACTGAGTTGCTTTGTGCTTGGTCGATGCGCTTGGCCTCGGCGGATTCTGCAACAAACTTTTGGCCGAACAGCTTGGTTACGCCGAGCGTGGACATTTGGCCTTCGAGTGACTGCAGTTCTTGCATTTGTGCGTCGAAACTTGTCGCGTCTGCCTGCACGTAGTACGCCTTGTTGCCAGGCGTCATCGCAATCGCATAGTTCACGCCCATTGACGCACCACTCAATGCGTCGTCCCAGCCTTCGAGCACCAGTGTTGGCATTGCGGCGATGTGGAGTGCGTGGATTAGGTCGGCTTGGCGTTGGTAGTGGGTGATGTTGAGGTTGGCAATGTCGAGCAGCGGCGGTTGAGAGCGCAACATGCCCCGGCGGTTGCTGTAAATGGGCACCACTGGAATTTCGTCCAGGCTGAAGCCCCCGGTTTGGGAAAATTCGACGATGTCTTCGCCCAGCGTGTACAAGTCATAGCGGCCTGGGTAGATGACACGCATCTGCTCCACCTGCTCTTCACCGAAGTCGTTCAGGGGGCGGGTGGCGTATTCGTGGATTCGGACTTGCGTGAGGGGGCTGCCGGGCATTGTGTAATCTGCCTGACGCCATCCCCAGATTTGTGCGGCGTCCACATGCACGAAATAGGGACGTCGTCCCATCGCACGCTCTTCAGCCAGGTTTCGGGCACCAGTGGCAGCAGGGTAGTCAACCAAAACTGCGCTATGGCCATAGGTAAGGCTGCTGACCAAAGCGCGACGCGCATACTCATTGATGTTTGAGCCGATGCCGTCTATGTTCTCACTTAGCTCAAGCCAGTAATTGTCGCCTTCGATGTGGATCGGTTTGCGGAGAATCGCACCAGCGGCGGTTTCGATTAGGCGGCTGGTGTATGGGGAGAGGACTGAGCGATCGATGCGCGTTTGGTAGGCATCGTCATCTTCCCTGGGTTCTTGGGGTAGAAATGTTTCGCTTAGGTCGCGGATGTAGTTGGTGCCACGGGTGACGGCAGCCATGATCTGCCAGTCCGCCATCATGGCGATGACTTCTAGGTCGCGGACAAACGGCGATTCACTGACCGACGCACCAGTGGGTGGGATGTTTGCGCTGTAAACCACGGTCAGTTGCCTACTTTATTGTCATTTTGACAGATACTCACCACTTCACCCGGTTGGCCCAGTAGGCGGCGGACATCTTGCCTTTGGCGATGTTTTTGGCGTGGCGTGCTTTAAACGATTTGTTGCGGGCGCTGCCTTCAGGGCTGCCGCTAACGCCTTGTTGACCGAAACGAATAAGTTTTATTTGGTCGCCGTCTTTTGCCAAGACTGCGTGTGATTTACTTGGGTGGTTTGGCGTGCGCTTCGGCTTGTTGTAGCCGGAGAACTTCTCGCCGCGATACTCAATCATCGTCCTCCACCTCAATCATGACCTCTATACCTGACCCTAGCCGTACCATCAGACCCGCGAAGTCTTCTGGGTCTTGTGGTGTCATGAAGGCGAAGGTTGCTTCCGTCATGCGGCTTTCAGCGTCCACTTCCATGTGAGTGCAGAAGCCGGGAACAATGCGAGTGCCCATTATCCGTTGAAAGTGACGGCTATATGTGGCGTAACACTAGGCGTTCCAGACGAGATAGAGTCGATTCGGCAGCGGATGGTTGAGGTGCTTTTGCCGCTGTAGTAGTAGACGTATTCGCCGTCAGAGTTGATGGTTTTGCTGGTGTCGATTTCGTACCAGCTGGTGCCGCCGTTAAAACTTGCCTCGAAAGCTAGTGTGAAGTTTGCGCCGCCGGTTACTTCAACTGCGAATGTAAACTCGGAGGCGTGCGCGTGGATACGCATCTCGTCGTCCACGGCGGTCATCGCGCCACCGGTGTATTCGACGACGTTGGTGTAACGCTTGATGTCGGTGACGTTGACGATTGCCATTATTTTTTCTTGGGTTTACGCTTTTTGGCGGTTTTGGCGGCTGCTTTGAAGTTTTCGGCGGTTGGTGCGCCTTTTGATCCGGGCTTACGCATCTTCTCGCCAGATCCTGCAGCGATGCGCTTACGCTTCGCTTGAATGTTTGCGTAGAGACCGCGCTTTTTAGGCATGGATCTGGCTACTTACAGTCCAATTCTACTTCTTTTTGGTGCCCTTGCCTTTGGGCTTTTTCTTACCGCCGTGGCCGTAATGTCCGGGCATTGAAGTTAAAGCATCTACCACACACGATACTGCGTTCCACCGATATTTTCGGGTTTTGCAAGGTTAAATACTTGTAGGCAGAGGTAGCCGAGAGCGTCGAAGGCGTGGTCAACGCCAAGGTTTTTGTTGGGGAGGCCGGTGCCTGGGGCGTAAGTCAACGTGCGGAGTGCTTTTATCAATTCTTTACAACGCGGGTGGATGAACATGCGGCGCGTTCCAGTTGCGTCGAGGAGTGCGGTGTTGACGCAGGTGATCTTGTCGCGGATTTTCCACGGGGCGCGGGGTGTTGAGACGGTGAAGCCGGATTTGCGGAGGATGCTGTGGTCCGTCGTACCAACGCCTTGGGTTTTGCGGGCGCCGCCGGTGGGGTCAGGGCAGCTGATGATGCGACGATCCACGCCGTAGCGATTCTGTACTTCTTCACAGAAGTCCCATGTAGTAGCGCCACCGGTCATGATGATTTCGTCGAAGATCCAGAGGACGTCGCCTTTTTTGACGGCGCAGATGCCGGTCATTGGATCGACGTTGAAGTCAACGCCAAGTAGTAGTGGCAGGACTGGTAAGTCTTTTACATCTTTTGAGATGTTTGCATCAGCAAAACTTATGGCTACGAGGCCGCTGAGGTTCTCGAAGGATGCTTCAAATTCTTGGCGGAATGTGCGTTCGTCGAGTTGGGCGCGGGCTGCTGCTACTTCTTCGGGTGGGACGTTGCCGCCTTCGATGGTGGTGTAACACCAGCGTTGCCAGTCGCCGGTCTTGTCCTCTGGGACGTAGCACCACATGTCGTAGAACCAGCTCGCCGTTCCATCCGGTGTGCTGATGAATAGTGCCCAGCCTTGTTTGTCCGCAAGTGCGGGACGGAGGACTTCGAACCAGACACCGGGTTCCATGAACGCGGCTTCGCCGAGGAGGAAGCCAGAGAGGCTGCGGGCACGGACGGGCATGTCGGATCAGCGGGCACTATGCTAC